CCATTCAGAAGTTACTTAGGATCGCAAGTAAATGCGCTACTATTTGAGCCTATTTCGCCACTTCTTACATCAATGTTAGAAAAAGCTATATCCGACGTTATTCAAAACTTTGAACCTCGGGTAGATCTTCTTAACGTGGTCGTACAATATAGCCCACAGAATAATGACGTCTATGTCACTATTTCATTTAAGATAAGAAACACGCAGACTCCAATGTCGGTTAATCTAATATTAGAACGCACTCGGTAATAACTATGGCAACAAACAACAGAATTAAAGTATCTGATTTAGACTACAATCAGATACGAGAAAATCTAAAAACTTTCATGCGCGGTCAATCACAATTTAGTGATTATGACTTTGAAGGTAGTGCACTGTCAACACTTATCGACTTACTCGCGTATAATACGCACTATAATGCACTGTACACGAATCTTGCAATCAATGAAATGTTCCTTGATTCGGCAAGTAAACGTAGTAGCGTAGTGTCTATTGCAAACAACTTTGGGTATACGCCACAATCTTGTACTACGGCGAGATCCTCGCTTGACATAGTCGTAACTCAATTGGGTGCTACAGCACAGATCAAATACATTCCTAAATTATCTAGTTTTTCTGCTACGATAAATTCAGTTCAGTATTCATATTATACTCTTCAAGATTACTCTGCTACTCGAAATGCAGACACATATACATTTACTAACGTAGAAGTTTTTGAAGGAACTCCCCAAACACAATTGTTTTTATGCAGTATGGCAGAACAAAAGTTCATATTACCAAATAAAAACATTGATATATCTACGCTAAGTCTTACAGTACAACAAACTGGTGAACAGCCAGACTATGAAAAATATTCATTAGCGACAGACGTATTAGAACTTACCGCTGATAGTAACATCTATTTTGTTAAAGAATTAGACGATCAGACATATCAAATATCATTTGGCGTCAATAATCTCGGCAAACCAATTAACGTTGGTAACATTATCACCGTAACATATATGGTGAGCAATAAGAGTCTTGGTAATGGCGCAACAGTATACACATACACTGGAGTTGGGCTAGGCGGCATAGTAAGTTGTTCAACTCTTACTACTTCGTATGGCGGTAAAGAGTCTGAGACTATTAATGAGATCAAATCTAACGTATCACAATCTTTCTTTGATCAAAACAGAGCTGTTACTGCCGGTGATTATGTATCACTTATTAAACGACTATACACGAATCTAGATTCTATAAATGTATGGGGCGGTGAAGACAACGATCCTCCGCAATATGGTAAGGTGTTCATTTCTATTAAACCTACAAATGGTCCATATTTAACACCGCCTGAAAAAAGTTATCTCACAGAAACGCTTTTAAAATCTAAGAATGTTGTATCAGTGACGCCTGAAATAGTAGATCCTTCATATTTAAATTTGGACGTTGAAACTACAATTTATTACAATAATAATAAAACTACTCGTTCGGCCGACGAAATAAGCACTGCAGTCCAAAGCACTATTGCGTTATATAGAGCTACTAATCTTAAAAAGTTCGACGGTGTCTTTAGAATGTCTAAATTTGCAGCAGCTATAGACGCAAGTGATCAATCTATTTTAAGCAGTATTACTACATTTAAACTGTACAGCGAAGTAATTCCAAAATACAATGCTGCTGCTACTTACACATTAAATATTGTTAATCCAATCTATAGTGAAAATGTTCCAGAAGAAGCGTTTAAGTCGACAGGATTTTACATAGATAATAGTGACACAGTTTATTACTTAGACGATGATGGAATTGGTAATATTAGACTTTATAATATAGTGTCTAATACTGGTGTAAAAGCTTTTAAAAGTTTAAATATCGGCACAATTAATTATGCAACAGGATCAATAGTAGTACGCGGACTTAAGATTACGAATTTAGTTGAAGCTAACTTTTACTTTATCATCAAAACACAATCGTTTGACGTAATATCAGTTCGTAATCAGATAGTAGACATTCCACCTGAAAGAGTTTCGGTAACCGTTATTCAAGATAAGACTGCTTCAACTGGATTAATTTCCGGAAACAATTACACATTTACTTCAAGTAGAAACTAATGACTAGTAAGTTAAAGCAATCTATTGCTGTTCAGAGACAAATTCCTGAACACATTAGAGAAAATTATCCAGTATTCGTAGAGTTTATTAAACTCTATTATGATTACTTACAACAAACTCAAGCTCAAGATCTTGAGGGAATACGTGACATCGACAGTACATTAGAAGAATTCATTGATAATTTCAAATCTGAATTATCTACAAATCTTCCTGTGGATATGTCACAGGATAAGCGCTTTCTAATTAAACACCTTAAAGAATTCTACCTATCTCGCGGTAGCGAATCGTCGTTTAAATTTCTATTCAGAACTCTATTTTCTAAAGAAGCAGAACTATTCTATCCATCAACTCAAATTCTTAGAGTTTCCGATGGTCGTTGGAAGCAAGACATTTCTATATTCGTCGAAGTAACTGGTAACACTACTACGTTATTTCCACTTAATGGTCATTTCATAACCATAACGACGCCACGAAAAACAATTACAACGTATGTAGAAAACGTAACTGAATACACCACTAGTACGTTCGAGATATTCATTCAGCGAGATTACGCTAATGAAATTGAAGTAGGATCTACTGTTTCATTTGTTAATGATGGAATTACTTATACTGGCACTATTCTTCAGTGCCCAAGTAAGATTAGTATCTATAAAGCTGGATCTGGATTTAGTGTAGGCGATCTTTATTCTTTAAAGACAAGCATTGGTCGTGGATGTGTCGTAAAGATTACTAAGACTGGATCTCTCGGTGAAATTAAAGCTGTTCAAGTTATTAGTTTTGGATTAGCATATAAGAGTAAATTTTACTCATATCTATCCAATAAAGAAATAGGTGCATATGAATACGTGCATCCTGCGCAGTTGAATCATGTATACGTTCCAGGAGAAAATACGTATAACGAAAGAAGCGGTGGATTTACTGATTATGGTTTTGCAAGTAAGCAAACGTATTTTTATTACGATGAAAATATTCCAGTAGCAACTCCTGACTTTGCGTCTGATAGATACTTTGCAGATCCTGGCTACGTTGGTGAAATTGTTCAACAATTTTACACAGATCAAAGCACACAGGTTATTGACGATAGTTTAGCAATCATAGAAATATCACTCGGTGCTGTAGCAAAATACCCAGGCTATTATATGACAGCCAATGGATTCATTTCAGACGAAATGTTTATTCATGATGGTACGTATTATCAAGCATTTTCATATGTAGTTAAAGTAGAAGAAGAACTTAGAAAATACGCTGATATTCTTAAAGCGCTTATTCATCCCGCCGGCATGAGAGTATACGCAGAATATAACATATTTAAAGAACTTAAAGTATCGTTTGTTCAACAATCATTGTCTAAAGTATTGCAGTTTACAGATGATACTATTTTAGGCGATACTGGATATAATTACAATTCTTATCTTGCATCGTATGACGGCATATTTGAAGATGTTGTAGATGCTGCAGGCGTTACATACTCGATGCCTATCGTTACTTACACAAGTGCGGATAACTCCAGTGCGGTATATTCTAGACAAGGTAAAGCGGCATTATTTGCTACTAAATTTATAGCAAATGCAATAACTGAATTTGATGTTGTTAATAAATTAGTAGACAAACAATTAATTGAAAATGTAACATATCTAGAGACAATAGCTAAACTTGTAGAAAAACCAATAAATGATCAGACTGGAATTCCATTAGATAGTGGATATAACTTCGATGCATACATATTATCGTTGAATGCTGGTGTTGTAACTTCAACGCCAAGTGGCAATAAAGTATATTCTAACGCAGGTGCATCTGCACAGTTTATCGCTAAGACAATATTAGAAAATATTCTTAATGCAGAATTCATAGCTAAACTTGTAGAAAAGCCAATCATAGATTTAATGAGCGCTCCGACTGACGCTCCGACTAAACTGGTAGAAAAGCCAATCATAGATTTAGTTGGCGTGCCAACTGATAGCCAAGATAAGCTCGTAGAAAAATTAGTAGCAGATCAAAGTAGTACGACTGAAACTATTTCTAAATTAGTAGAAAAACCATTTGCAGATTTTCTAGCACTTCAGACTGAAACATATTCTAATTTTCCTATTAAAACTGTAGAAGAATTGATGAATCTTTTATTAGATTCTAATGTTAAAGAAGTTTTTAAAAATCTAGTAGAAATACTAAGTTTGACAGAAACCATTTTTAATTTAGTAGAAAAATCAATAGTAGATACTACAAGTACGTTGGAAACTATTTCTAATTTAGTAGAAAAACCATTCGCTGATCAAACTGGAATTGCGACAGATACTTATAAAAATGAGCCAGAGAAAAAGTTCACCGATGAAACTGGAATTGCGACAGATACTTATCTTAATAATCTAGAGAAAAAGTTCGATGATCTAACTGGAATTGCGACAGATACTTATCTTAATAATCTAGAGAAAAAGTTCGATGATCTAATGGCTACTCTTTTAGATGCACGAGACAATTCATTCTTTAAGAACATCGCCGATGTAATAAATATGCTAGAAGTGGTGACTATAGAGAGAGTCAAATTACTAGAAGAACTCATATCTTTATTAGATGCACCATCCAACGAAGTAAGAAAATCTTTTGAGGATCTCACAGTCTCAGCCGAGACTAACTTTTTATATGAACCAATTAAGAATCCAAGTGATTCTATAAATACCACTATGAGTGGTAGAGTAAACTTGTCGCCATACGACTCAGAATTCTATTTTGAACTATTCAGCGACTATCAGCCTTCAACAACAATATCCTAACGGATCAGGAGAAATTATGATTTTAATTCCAAAATACAATAGCATGGTAGAACTTAGCGGTTCTCTATCAATTATTGTAACAGACACAATCACCAATACTATTAAACAAGAACTATATGTTCCTAATGCTGTGGTTTTCACCGGTAAAACTTTCATTGCATCGCGCATTGTTGGTACATCTAAAGCAATTATGTCGCACATGGGCATTGGCACCGGTTCTTTACCAGTTGATACTGGTACTACGGTAGCACTACCAGGTAATACTGCACTAGGCGCAGAACTAACAATAGGAACAAACAACTATTCACGCGCAACAACTACGGTCGCAAGTTTTAGTGGTAATGTTATTACGTATTCTTCTAACTTTGCAGCGCAAAATCCAAATGCGCCAGTTGGTGGTGTTGAACTTCGTGAAGCCGGTATCTTTAATGCTTCATCTGCAGGAGATATGCTTTGCCGTACAGTATTCCCTATTGTTACTAAGCTTCCAGCAGATGCATTGACTATTACTTGGACTGTGACAATTCAGTAATCATTAACTAGGGCTACAATGGCAAATAGTACGACTCTCTTAAAATTTTCGTTAAAGACGAACATTGTTAAGTCAATATATTTTGAAATCATTTCGAAGGTATCGCGTTATTATTATACCTTCGGGAAAAGTACTGCGTGGCCAACTGTAACGGCGATCGACACTAACAACCAGACTTATACAGTCTCTAGTGAAGACGATCCGCCGGCAGTTCCTGATACGTATCCGTACGAACTTCAAACTCGTGCGAATATGGTATACACGAAATACATTGACGCAAATGATGCGTCCATTGTAGTCAATAGAGTTAATTGGATTCCAAGTTTTGTGTATGACATGTATGATGATTATAGCACAGATAATCTATCATACAATGGAGCAGCTTCAATTGATACTGCTAAATTTTATGTACTTACAGACGAATTTAACGTTTATAAGTGTTTATCTAATAATGGAAACAAACCTTCCATATCAAAACCCGTCAGTACTGCACCTCTTGCATTCACGTTAGACGATGGTTATGTGTGGAAATTTATGTACACAATCCCATTGTACTTGAGAAATAAATTCTTAAGTAGCAATTATATGCCGGTGGTCACTGCATTGGATAATCAATTTTATTCAAAGGGATCTATCGTATCATATTCTATTGAAAATAGAGGATTTGGATATGTTAAAAATACATGGAAAGTAAAACGTATCATTGTTCTCAATGGCGGTAAAGGTTATACAACTTCAACTCCATTTACATTTCCAGCAGCTCCAAGCGGTGGTGTTCAAGCAACAGCTTCTATTGTAGAAGTTGGACCTATTGGAAACGTGATTTCAATATCAGTTACTAATCAGGGTAGTCTATACAAGTCTCAGCCAGTTGCATCAGTTACTGCACCAAGCGCTTCGGGATTAGATTGGGTAGTCGAATATGAAGCAGCTACAGATACTGCATATACAAAATTAGCTATCAGTGGTGATGGCTATAACGAATATAATCCCTATAGTCTTAAAATAGTTAATATCATTAATCGTGGCTCATTCGCAACTGCACCATCTGGTGATCTATTTACGTTTCCATCTCCACTATTAACTTATGGTAGAATGCCAACAGTGGAAGTTACGTTTAGAATTAAGAGTGGCACTAGTTTATACGAAGTCGACACGATAACTGTAACCGATACTGGGTATGGTTATACAAACCCATTAGTATTTGGTGTTAATACCTTTGCAGCAGTTCTAGTTGCAGGTGGATTCTCGTGCGACCTAGGTGCATCTTCACAGAAAAATGAAGCTGAAATTATTCCATTGTTAAGTTCTTCTGGCGAAATTAAAGCAATTCAAATCACTAGTCCTGGAACTGGATATACATATGCTACTGTAACTGTAGTTGGCAAGAAGACAGTATACATGGTCTCCGGCGATCCAGCAAGTGCAAATATGGTCGACTTAGACGCAAGTAATACTGTAGGTTTTTCTAAAGCTAGCGTAATTCTTGATTTTGGTGTTGGAACAATTGACACTAAACAGTCTAACGTAGAACTTCTAGCCGTAGACGGTTCTATTGAAGTCGTAAAAGTAGATAATCCAGGTCAGGGCTATAGCGCTAGCACTGTCATAAGTGTTGTTGGCGATGGCGTCGGATTTGCATGCCAACCGGTTATTGTTGCAGGACAATTGACTGGAGTAGTAGTGACAAATCCGGGTAGCGGATATACTTTTGCAAATATTACGGCTAGCATTGGATCTAGTAGTGTTTTAAGAGCTATTATTTCTCCAAAAGGTGGTCATGGTAAAGATGCTGTTTCTGAATTATATGCAAGAACATTGGTGCTATACACTCGACTAATAGATGAAAAGAATAAGAACATCTCTATTACTAATGATTTTCGGCAAGTTGCTATTTTAAAGAATCCTAAAATATACGCAGAAGATTCATTCTATAGAAAAGCAACTGGTTCTACTTGCGTATTATTTACATGTGAAATCAATAGCGCCAATACTAGTGCATACAATGCAATGACAATAGACGGTGAATTATTTGCTGTAGCAGATTCAACGAAGAAATTTACACTAGTAGAAAAAGCAATCTTAAATAATAAATATTGTTTAGTAGCAACTGTTGACAGCAATTATGTTCCTATTCAAAGCAGTTTAGTTGCGATGAACGTTTCTAACGCTTCATATCCTATAAGTATCTCGTCTGTAGGCGCTCCAGACATCAATAAATACTCTGGTGAGATGCTGTATATAGACAATAGAGTTAAGTTTGTATCATCAATCGATCAAACAATTGCAGTATCCACTCTAATCACCTTCTAATAGAGAAAAACTTATGGCACTAGACTTTTCAATTGAACCATTCTTTGACGATTATTCTGAAGATAAAAAATTCCATAGAATTCTATTCAGACCAGGATATGCGGTTCAAGCGCGCGAACTAACGCAAATGCAGACTATTCTGCAAGAACAAATTCGTCGTCATGGTGATCATATCTTTAAAGAAGGGGCTATGGTTATCCCTGGGCAAATTGCATATGATTTAGCTCTAAGTTACATCAAGCTTACCTTTGAAGCTGGAACTAACGCAACAAGTGTTTTAACTTCACTCGTTGGCAAAGACATTAAAAACTCAGCTGGACTTACCGCTAAAGTTATTACATACGCTGCTGAAACTGCAACTGATCCTAATACTATATTCGTTAAGTATCAAAACAGCGTTCAAGATATTGCAGGAAATAATGTTAGTCAATTTTCGCCAAACGACACGCTGACTCCTGTAGATGGCACTAGTGGATTGGATGTTAAAGTTTCTGACGCTGTTTTTGGAACAGCACCGCCTATTGGCACCGGATGTTCTGCTACTATACAACGCGGCATTTATTACATTAAAAAGAATTTTGTTTTAGCGACTGAACAAACGATTGTTCTTGACAAGTACTCAAATACTCCAAGTCATAGAATTGGTCTTCAGCTAAATGAAAGTATCGTCTATCCAGAAGATGACGAAAGTTTGCTAGACAACGCTCTTGGGACTCCAAACTATTCAGCGCCAGGTTCTGCTCGCTACTGTATCGATTTAGTGCTTTCTACTAAATCACTAACTACTACAGAAGATGAAGGCTTTATTGAACTTCTAAGACTAAACACTGGTAAAGTCATATTTAAGATTGACCGCACTCAATACGCAGAGTTAGATAAAACTCTTGCTCGTAGAACATATGATGAATCCGGCGATTACGCTCTTTCACCATTTAACATGACCACGTTAGATTTTAGAAATAATCTTCGTGGAGATTGGGCACCAAATGAAAAATTCATTCAAGGTGACTTGATTAAAGTTTCAGACGGCGCTGTTGGATTTTATTATTTCGTTGCAGTTACGTCTGGTTTATCTGGTACCGCTCGTCCTAGTGGATCTAATTCGTTTAGTCCTATAAGAGATAGTATCACTGACAACGATATAACTTGGGAATACGCAATATATCCTGCGTTTAATCGTGGCGTAAACACGTTTACTGCAGGATCTTCTGAATATTCTAGCTTCACCGTGAACGACCATATTCGACTAAGTGGAATGCTTTCAGTAGGAATTGATGCTGGAAAAGCGTATGTTCGTGGATACGAAATTGAAAAAGTTGCGACAGAATACGTTCCAGTATTCAAGTCTAGAAAGTTGCCAGCAGGATCTACGGCGCTATGTGCATATTTCAATGTGACGTCTTTGCCAGCAACAACAGAATCGGTTTCTGCTGTAAAGACAACTAGTATTGATCTATCAAGTGGCGCTTACGTAACATGTATTGATATCAAGTATATTCCAGACGTTACGACTTTTGCACGTATAAATTTACACAGTGTAACATACGCAACTGCTGCAACTGCAAATATTATCGGTACAGCTAGAGTTAGAGGAATCGAAAGACACCCTAGCATTGAAAACGCTTTTAACGTATTTTTATTTGATATTATCATGAATACTAGTAAAGATTTTACCGATGTAAAATCTTTCTATACTACTGCGACTGCATTTTCAGCAAATGCTATTCAAGAATCTTCAAAGACAGTTCTTAATAACCCATCTGTTAACGGCACATCGCTGATTTATGATATTCCTGCGTATGCAGTAGAGGCTGTAACTGAAGTAGATTACACAGTAGTTGTTCCATTTACACGTTCTTCTAATTCTGGTACAACATGGGATATTGACGCGCCTAGTGGATACTCTTTCGAGAGCGTAATTAGTTACTTGACAAACTATATTGTTACTAATAACGCAACTGGTGCCGTTGTTACGCCAACTTTGTCGAGCACTGGAACTAAATTAACACTTAGTGGATTGAGTAGTGGCGTTACTTATTCAGTATTAGCTACTATGAAAAGATCTAATGTTGTTAATGGCCAAATCAATTTGACAGTAACTGATGCAACACCTGTTCAACTCACAACAGCAATTACTGCTCAAGCTACTACCATTGTGTTAGATAGACCATTTGTAACTAGAATAGTATCTGTTCTTATGGATAGTCGCGGGTTTACTATATCAGGTGCTGCAAATACTTCTCCAGTTTATAACACCGATATTACAAACAGATACGCTTTTAATTCCGGGCAGCAAACTTCTCAAGCCGTGCTATCTAGCATAACACGCAATGCTAATTCGACAATGCCAACCGGTCCTATCATTATTAAATATGAATATCTGGCATTAGGAACAACGAATCCAAGTGGATATTTAGACGTTGATTCTTACGTATGGGGTGTTCAGTCTAAAATAACGTATGATCAGATCTTTTCAGTATCTAATTATTCCCTAAGAGACTCTATTGATTTTAGACCTGTTGCAAATTCTACTAACTTTATTGCAAAGTATTTGCCAAAGTATGGCACTACGGCGTCAATTAAATACAAACACTATCTAGAAAGAGTAGATTGTATTTCTCTTAGCACTGAAGGCGCATATATCGTATCTAAAGGTATACCATCTACGTCTGCATTCGAACCTAAACATCCTAACAACACTATGAAGTTAGCGAGTATTAGTATAGAGCCATACACGTTTAATCGTGGCGAAAATATGGGAGCCGTGATTAGTAAAACCGAGAATAAACGATATACAATGCGTGACATCGGTAAGTTGGAACGTCGTGTTCAAGATCTCGAATATTATACTGCATTGAGCTTGTCTGAAATGGACACTAAGAATATGCGTATCGTTGATGCTAATGGCTTCGACAGATACCAAAATGGATTCTTAGTTGATGCATTCGATGGTCAAGGGATTGGCAACACTTCATCTGATGATTGGAACGCTTCAATTGATTCGGCTAAGAAAGAATTACGTCCATTCTTCTCTCAGAAGCAAGTAACGTTACTTGAAAATGTAAGTGCTACGACAAGAAACTATAAAGTTTCGGGTGACTTAGTGACACTTCCGTTTACCGAAGTTGATATGATTAGTCAACTTAAGGCTTCAATGTCTGAGAATTTAAATCCTTACGCGTTATATAGTTGGAAAGGTATTGTTGACGTAAATCCATGGTCTGATACTTGGTTCTCTACTAGCTATCGTCCTGACATTATTTTAAATGACGAAGGCCAATATAATGCTCTAGTCGCTAAAGCAACTGCTGATGGAGTATTGGGCACTGTGTGGAATGCATGGCAAGTAGTATTCTCTTCTACTACTCCACTTAGTACTAGAATGGAAAATCTAGGAGCGTGGTCTACAGCAAATACCGATATTCTCACTTCATCTAATAACGGTGGTACGTTTTGGAGAAATCGTGCTACGTTCACAGTAGAAGAACTAGATCTTATCGGTAATACTAATCGTGATGTTGGCAGTGATCAAGCTAATTCTGTTGCTGGATCTAGAGTACTTACGATTGAAACTGATGCAATTGAAACGTCTAGTAGCAAATCTGGAACTCGCACCTTTGTCACAGATAAAGTCGATTCTCGCATTGCAGACGACAGAGTTGTAGATACTCAGGTTGTTCCATACATTCGTCCACGTGCAATATTGTTTACTGGTTATGGTTTCAAACCTACCACTAAAATGTATGCATTCTTTGATAACACATTTGTAAATGATTACATTACAGGCGCGACAAGATTAGAGATTACTCCTATCACTGGTTATACACAAACATTTGATGTAACACGTAATGCTGGATCAGCAGTAGCTAATACTGAAAGAACAGTATTATATTCAGATGGCGCTTCCATTGCTGGTACAGTGACGCTAACAAATGGAAATGCAACTGTAGTAGGACTTGGAACATCATTTACACAGCAAGTAGAAGTTGGTGATATTTTAAATACTGGTACTGAAATTAAATACACAGTAACTGCAATTAGTACTACTGCTCCAGAATTGACTATCAGTCCAGCATACACTGGAACTAGCGCATCAGGTGTTAGCGTAAAAGTCATTGGTCCTAAACATACTACTCAAGAAGTAGAAGTCGCGTTTAATCACGGTGAAGTTATCAAAGAATATGTGGATGGCACTGCTACTGGCAATACAGCAATTGTTGTTGGGCAAGAAGTATCGGGAAACAAATATTACATCTATGTGATGAACATCAAAGGTAATGGTCAGTTCTCTCTTGCAGCAAATTCATATTTAGAAGGCGAATACGGCGTAAATAGTGCGAAACCAAGAACAAAGTTCGTCGCTAGAACTGACTTTGCTAAGCTTACTACTACTGACTCCGGTCTATTGCTTGGCATATTCAGAATTCCAAGCAATCCGCAAATTAAGTTTAGAACTGGAACTCGCGAATTAAGATTTTCAGATGACGTATCGTCTACGCCTGGAATTAGAGCGTCACGAGAGTCTACAAGTGGCGGCGCATTCTACGAAGCAAATGGTTTAATCGAAATTAAGCAACGTACTATTATTGCGACTAGAACTGCGTCATTAGTATCTGAACAAGTATCGGATAGTAATACTATTGTTACTACTACTGATAGAGCAACTAGAGACACTGGTTGGTTCGACCCAGTTGCTCAAACTTTCATGGTTCAACAAGAAGGTGGTGCATTCATAACTTCAGTTGACTTATTCTTTGCAACTGCAGACACCAAGATTCCTGTACGTATTGAAATTCGTGAAGTCGTTAATGGATACCCAGGTAGTGCAGTACTTCCTTTCTCAAGAGTGGAAAGAAAAGGTTCAAGCATTGTAACAAGTACTAACGGAAGTGTAGCAAGCAAATTTGCATTTACGTCACCGGTGTTCTTACAGAACGGCGTTGAGTACGCACTAGTTGCTCTATCTGATTCTAATAACTTTAGAATTCACATTGCACAGACTGATACGGTTGGGTATGATGGTGTAAGAATTAGTTCACAGCCATATAACGGCGTTCTATTCAAATCACAGAATGCATCTGCTTGGACTGCTGATCAGACTCAGGATATGAAGTTTGTTATTCGTCGCGCACAATTCACTCAATCACCAGTTTCTATTGAATTAGTTCCTCCTAAACTCGAGTACAGAAATTTAGGATTTAACCCATTTAATCTAGTAGTTGGCAGCAAGAAGTGTAGAGTTATGCATCCTAACCATGGATTTGTAGTAGGAGAATATGCAAAGTTTAAGACACGCCAAGTGATTGATAGTATTAATGGCATAGACGCTGCTAATATTTTCAACATTAATCTACTGATACTTTCTGCAGAATTAGACGCATACGTAGTAGAGTTTACTGGCACTGCAAACTCTACTGCAGCAGGCGCTGTCGGTGGAGGATATATCGCAGCAATTGAAAACTTCGAGTTTGAAACTGCAATGATTGAAATTGCTGAAGTAGTTCCGCCAGGCACTTCAATTTCATACCAATCTAAAGTTATCAACCACAGCGATACGATCTCTACATATGATATGATTCCTAAACAGAACGTTACATTTGAAGAAGTAAAGGTATATCCATCTGAAAATAATTATAGCAATGCGGCTTTCCCAACTGGTTTGAGTATTATTGCTACGTTAAATCCATCGTCATCGCTTGATTCAATTTCTCCTGTTATCGACTTAAGTAGATTAGCTATGACTATGGTTAGCAATAAGATTGATAGTCCAGATCTAAGCATTAACGATACGACATTAGATTACTTTGTTATTGCAACTAACACTGAGATTGGCGCTACAAAGCCATTCCAATTAGTTGATCTTAGCGGTGATAACGTTTTAGATACATTAGTCGTTAACTCACTAACACAGTCTACACTCTATAACCACTTAAATAATAATCTAAATGCTGGAGATGTTCTACAATTCGTGTATAGCAACATTGTAGGTGCTACAAAGAATATGACCATTGTAAATAAGAGTCAAGACTCTGTTGGCAATTTATATTTTACAGTTGAAGCATTTAACGGAAGCGACGTTCTAACTGAAACGACTACTGGTACTACTGTTTCTATTACATGGTTGTCTCACTATAAGTCAGAATATTCTGCAAATGGAAGTTCAAGTCATAGTAAGTATGTGACTAAGAAAATTAACTTCTCGCGTCCATCTGATATGTTGAAGATTATGTTTGCTGCTATCATTCCACCAGATGCAGCAATTGAGATTTATTATAAGACTGGTGTAAGTGTATCTGGTGACTTTATTAGTTCACGATATTTTAAAGCAGTTGCTAAATCTGGGTACACTAAATCTGAAACAGAATTTACAGATATCACTGCAGACGTAGAAAACTTAGAACCATTTGATAGTGTAATTATTAAGCTTGTCATGAAGTCTATAAA